ATCCTCAAATAAATGAAATTGTTAATAAAATACCTGATGAAAAATTTGTGGAGTTTTATGAAAAAACAAAACAAGAATTAATAGACTTTAATGAAGTATTTATAAATGGAATTGAGGAAGAACTTTCAACAAAAACTTTAGATTTAAGAGATATCTTAAATGATGTAAAAGATTTAGATAACGTAAGAGTAGGTATGGCAAAAGGAGGATTAGTCAATGCTTGAGGAACAGATGGAGTTATTTGCAGACGAAGGTGGTTTAAAAGACGATGGTATGAACAAAGACCCTATTAGTGGTAATGAAGTTCCATCTGGTTCTTTAGCTGAAGAAGTAAGGGACGATATACCTGCACAGCTTAGTGAGGGAGAATATGTTGTACCTGCAGATGTTGTAAGATTTTTTGGTGTAAAGTTTTTTGAAGATTTACGTATGCAAGCTAAACAAGGTCTTTCTCAAATGGAGAAGGATGGTCGTATAGGAGGTGAACCTATTGCAGTTGCTACACTAGAGGTACAGGCTGATTCTGAGGAACTAGACCCTGAAGACGAAAAGAAACTACGAGAAATGATAGGGGTAAATAAGGGTGGTGTAATACACGCAGCCGAGGGAGTTCTTGCAGAGTCTGATATAACAGCCGATACTATTGCTAAGTCTACTAATCCACTTGGAGACTATGGATTTGTTGGGGGTAGTTTAGGTTTTCCATCAAGAGCTATACCAACACAAAAAACATTTTATCATCCAGATGGCAGAACATATGTTATACGTTATGATGCTGATGGTTCTCTTTCTAACCCTAATGATGCAGTATACACAGAGTCACCTTGGTCAGAAACTCCTCCCAATATTCAACAAATAGCTACAGGCACAGGAGGAGATGCAAGTGTATTTGATGATAGAGAAGAGTCTTCTAATAGAGAAAGAGAGTCTTCTGTATCACAAACTACTCAAGCATTTACCGATATGCAAAAAGCAAGAGTTGATGCAGATAAAGCTTTAGAAGATTCTTACACACGTTTAATGAAAAACAATCCAACATTAAAGTTAACTCAAAGTCAATACAGTAATCTACCACTGTCTGCAAAGATTGGATTAATTCCTGCAGAACTTGGTCTTGATGTAAAAGACTCAGATATTAATGCGATAATAAATAATGCTAATAACCCTACAGGGCTAGGCAAATTAATATCAGCGTTAGGTGGTGGAGTAGTTGGTGCAGTAGCTAATGCAGCTAAAAGTATTTTTACAGGAATTGGTGAAGCACTGAACTTTGAAAGTGCTGACCAAACAGTTCAACAAGTAGTAGATTCTGACTCAGATGGTTTAATGAATAGAGTGGACAGATTCTTGTTGGGTATTAAAAAAGATAATAAAATACAAACTCCACAAGGTCCTGTTGATATTAACTCTTCAGAGGGTAAAGCAGCAATAGGAAGAATAGAAGAAAATAGAAAGAGAGTTAGAGATAAAGCTTTAGAGACACATCTAAAAGAAGTAGATAATCTTAGGGTTGATTTACAACAAGCAGAAGAGTCAGCAGGTCAAGGTGACTTAGATACCGTAGCACAGAACAAAGCCTTTGACCAACAGATGCGAGAAGCTCAAGCTATAGCAAGAGGAACACCTAGAAGTGGTGGTGGAGGACAATCTGCACCATTTGGTTCAGGACCTATTGGTGGTGGTGGAGGAGGAGTAGGATTTTCTCAACCAGATAGTGGTCCTTTCTTTGTTAATAAAGGAGGACTAGCATCTAAACCAAAAGCTAAAGCAAAACGAAAAAAGAATACTAAAGGATTAGGCACTAAACCTAAGGCTACTTGACAATTATGTCAACCCCAATAACAGGAGAAAAATATGCCAGAATTAGAAACAGTACAACCACAGAAGACTGCAGGATTTGTAAGTCGGACTCGTTCAAAGTACAAGGACAAGATTGCTAAAGAGGAGCAGGAACTTAAAGAACTCCTTGCAGAGAGCCAAGGAGAAGGGGTTCAAGAAAACCCTGAGGAGAGCCAAGATGTGTCTCCTCCTGAAGAGGGAAAGGAAGCAGAGGTATCTGACGAGACTCTCAGTAAAGAGGAAAAATCTTTCAAGACGAGATATGGGGATGTTCGAAGACATCTTGCGGCAAAGGAAAAGGATTATAACGCTAGGATAAAAGAGTTAGAGAATAAACTATCTAACACTGAAAAGCTTGTGCCACCTAAGTCCGATGAGGACATTGCGTCTTGGGCAGAAAAATATCCTGATGTTGCAGGTATTGTAGAAACAATAGCTGAAAAAAAAGCTAGACAAATGTTTGATAAGGCTAATATTCAGATAGAGGAACTTAGTAAGGCTAAACAGGAAACAACTCGTAGAACAGCCGAAAATGAAATTAAAGAAACTCACAAAGACTTTGACAAACTACGTGAGTCTGATGAGTTTCACGAGTGGGTAGAAGAGCAACCTAAGTGGGTGCAGAGTGCCTTGTATGACAATATAGATGATGCACAATCTGTTGTTCGTGTTCTTGATTTATACAAGATTGATAAAGGTTTAACAACAAGTGACAAGAAGAACAAAACTAAAGCTGCTGCTTCTCTTGTAAATAAAACTTCTAGAACTCAAGTGGATGCTGAGGAAATGGCAGACAGCATTAAAGAGTCTGATGTAGCTAAGATGTCTGATAAACAGTATGAAGCAAATCAGGATAAAATACAAACAGCAATGCGTTCTGGTAAATTTATCTATGATATATCAGGAAATAGAAGATAAAGTGTTGACAAAAAACATTTTATTAATATAACTACCCTAGAACATAAAGCCTCTTTTTGACTACCTTTATGTTCTAGTAAATTACGAAGTTTAAACGAGTAAAGACTACTTATATAAGTATAGACCCATAGGTTAGGAAGTTAGCTGCTGAATAACTATATGCACTCTAGAAAATATAACCTCTTCCTACGATAGTTTAGCTTTTCATTAAGCCAATTATAGGAGGATTTAACTATGGCTTTTCAAACTGCTTCAGGTTATGGCAATTTACCTAATGGTAATTTTTCGCCAATAATCTATTCCAAACAGGTACAGCTTGCATTTCGTAAGTCAACTGTTGTTGGAGACATAACTAACTCTGATTATTTCGGTGAGATATCTGGACAAGGCGATACTGTCAGGATTATCAAAGAGCCTGAAATTTCAGTCAGTGCATACGCTAGAGGTACTAACGTTACTGCACAAGACCTTGAAGACGATGACTTTCAGCTTGTTGTTGACAAGGCTAACTACTACGCTTTTAAAATGGATGACATTGAGGAAGCCCACTCTCACATAAACTTTATGCAACTCGCAACCGACAGAGCTGCGTATCGTTTAGCTGACCAGTATGACCAAGAAGTTCTTGGTTATCTTGCAGGTTATAAGCAGTCATCTTTGCACAGTAATGCAGGTACTGTTAATGACCAAGTTAATGGTAGCAAAGCTATCGCTAGTGCAGGGTCAGATGAGCTTTTAACTTCAATGAAACTTCGTAAAGATTCATTTGGACATATTGATACATCTGGTGTAGGAGACCATTCTATTCCTGTAGTTAATCTAACAGGTGGTGCTACTTCTATAGGTACTGCTGCTTGTACACCAATGATGGTTATAAATCGTATGGCTAGACTATTGAATCAACAGCAAGTAGATACACAAGACAGGTGGCTAGTAGTAGACCCTGTGTTTATGGAACTACTTGGGGATGAAAACTCTAAGCTAATGAATGCTGACTTTGGTGGAGCAGGACAATTGCAAAATGGTCTTGTTCTTAACAATCTTGCAGGATTCAGACTCTATGTCTCAAGCAATCTACCATCAGTCGGAACTGGTCCGGGTACTTCAGGTACTGCAAACCAGAACACCAACTATGGTGCTATTGTAGCAGGACATGGCTCTGCGATTGCAACGGCTGAACAACTTAGTAAAACTGAAACATATCGTGACCCTGACAGCTTTGCTGACATTGTGCGTGGTATGCACCTATACGGCAGAAAGATACTTCGACCAGAAGCTATCGTGACTGCTAAATATAACGCAGGTTAAGGGAGGAATTTAACATGGCTACTTTTGATATGACATCCTCCAGTACTAATGGTGTTGGAGCAAACGTCTTAGCAGTTCCTACAGTTGTAGGAAATCACGTTAGGACAATCGAAGCAATCCTAGATATTGACGCTATGGTTGCTGCAGGAACTTCTCCTGCAAACGGTGATGTATTTCAACTTCTTGAGATACCTGCTGAATCAGTTGTGATTGCTGCAGGTGCTGAGATTATGAAATCTTTCACTGGGTCTTGCACATGCGATATCGACTTTGCAGGTGGAGATGACATCATTGACGGTGCTGCATTGGACGCTGCCGCAGGTACTTATCTTGCTAAAGGCACTAACGGTGAAGCTAACATAGTCAACACAGGTGCGGCTTCTACTTTCGCTGCCGCGGCTCTTGCTTGTGTTGGAGCTGCTGACACTATTGATGTTACTGTAGCAGGTGCAACTCCTGCAACAGGTAGACTCAGAGTGTACGCAATTATAGCAGATGTTTCTGCTGCTCATCGTGAAGCTGCTGTTGCTTCAAGAGACAACGTATAAGTCTATTTAATAAATGGGGAGCAGGGAAACTTGCTCCTCTATCTATATAACAAAGGCATACAATGGCAACAACCTACATTACACTCGTAAATGACCTTCTACGTAGGTTGAATGAAGTTCCATTTGTTACATCAGGTGACGGTTTTTCTAATGCCAAAAACGTACAGGCTATAGCAAAGGATGCTATTAACAATTCTATACGTGAAATACTGCAAGATGGTCATCAATTTCCCTTTCTTAAAACTACAACTACACAGACATTGACAGCAGGTACAGGCACATATGACTTACCTACTGACATGGCTAGTGTTGATTGGAATACTTTTTATTTACAAGCTTTGTCAAGTGCAGGTAACTCTGCTCGTTCTCTTTCTACAATACCGTTTGAAGACTACGTAAGAACATATAAGTCAATAGAAGAGAACTCAGGAACAGGAGCTAGGTCTTCTCCTGATTTAATTTATCAAACATCAGAAGAAAAATTTGGTGTAACACCTTTACCTGACGCAGCTTATATTGTAGAATATGTATACTATAAATTTCCATCTGACCTGTCAGCTTTTGATGACACAATGATTATACCAGACAGATTTAAGTATATAATAATAGATGGTGCTATGGTGTACATGATGCGATTTAGGTCTAACGAGCAGTCTGCACAGATACATCAGGCTAAGTTTCAAGAAGGTATCAAAGCAATGCGTAGATTATTGTTAGATGACCCACTGTCTGTTAGGTCTTCTATGATAAATAGACCTAAGTTTACCTCACAGATGTTAAGACTGAGCGGCTAAATGGTTGATTCAGTCTCCACGTTTAGAGCCGTTTGCAGGGGTGGTTTAAATACAGGTGCAGATGTTTTATCTCTTGGTGAAGAGAACCCCGGGTCAGCAATACAGTTGTTAAACTATGAGCCAAACCTAGAGGGTGGCTATAGAAGACTAACTGGCTTTACTAATAACTTTGGTACAGTTACAGGCACAGGGTCAGTATTAGGTATAGCAGTTGCTAATGGTGTAAATCAAGGAGTACTTGCCTGTCGTACACCATCATCAGGCAATAACTATTTACACCATTGGAACTTTTATTACACAGTAGCTGTTACGTCAGGACAAGGTTCTAATTTTACTGTAGGAGAAACAGTTACAGCCGTAGTAAGTTCTAGTGATGATACAGCAACAGGGGTATCAGGCACTGTCATAGCCAGAGCTTCTGCTTCTTTAACAATAAACTTTGGTAGAATACCTAGTTCTATATTTGATACAGACAATGTTTTGACAGGTGGTTCATCATCAGCTACAACAACAGTCACTTCTACTCCAACAGTTATAGGGTGGACAGCAGTATCAACAAGTGGCTCACCTACAATGACAGGTGTGAGCAAGGTTAGGTTTACAGAGATAAACTTTGGAACACCTAAAGTAGTATTAACGGATGGCATAAACCCTGCAGCTACATACGATGGGTCAACCTATACACAGATAACAGACTCAAATGCACCAACAGACCCTACAATAGGAGCAGAGTTTCAGAATCATTTGTTTCTAGCAGGAGACCCTGCACAGCCAAGCAACTTGTTTTTCTCTGCACCAACAGCCGAGACAGACTTTAGCCCTGCAAATGGTGGTGGTGTTATAAACGTAGGGTTTGCGATAGTAGCAATCAAGAAGTTTCGTAACGTATTATTTATATTTGGTAAGAATAATATCAAGAGACTTGTAGGAGATAACTCAGCTAACTTTGTATTAGAGTCAGTAACATCAAATTTAGGTTGCCTTTCTACGGATAGTGTGGTAGAACTAGGGGGAGATTTATTATTCCTTGCACCAGATGGTATAAGACCTATTGGTGGTACAAACAAGATTGGTGACGTTAATCTTGAAACTCTGTCTAAGAACATACAGTCTACTGTACGAAACGTAATAGCATCAGAGGATTTAGACGCACTATCATCGGTAATAATTAGAAGTAAGTCACAGTTTAGATACCTATTTTCTACTTCTTCTTCACAGGGCATACTAGGAGCATTAAGAGAATACAAGGGTAATATAGGATTTGAGTTTGCACAGACGTTTGGTATAGAGTGTACATGTGCAGACAGTGGATACATAGAGCAAGAAGAGTTTGTATTACACGGTGCATCAAGTGGTAAAGTTTTTCAACAGGAGTCAGGCAACGCTTTTGATACAAGTAACGTACTGAGTATATTTAAAACTCCATTTGTTTACATGGGCAACCCTGAGCAAAGAAAAACATTCTACAGCACATCAACATACATGAGTGCAGAGGGAAACTTTTCGGTAGCTTTGTCTGTAACTTACGACTACGATAACACAGACATATCTACACCAGACAACTTAACTCTATCAACAACAAGTCCCGGAGCATTCTTTGATAGAGGTACAAACGTAGCTGTATTTGACACAACAGACACATTTGATGGTAATCCATCACCAGTTGAATCAGTTACATTTTCAGGCTCAGGTAAAGCAATAGCCTTGACCTTTGTGACAGATGATACAAACGAGTCACACAGTATTCAAGGGTTTACAATAACACACGGACTAGGAGATGTAAGGTAATGGCAGGTTACGCAAGAACAAACACAGCCGATATTCAGTCAGGTCAGGTTGTTAAGTCTGCACCACTTAACGCTGAATTAAATGCTGTTGTTACAGCCTTTGCTTTTAGTGGTGGTCACAATCACGATGGTTCATCAACAGAAGGTGCGTATGTAGGACTAATTGCTGATATAGACGCACTAAACAAAGTCGTAATAGACACTAGCAATAATCGTGTAGGGTTCTTCAGTGAGGTTAGTTCCTCAGCAGTAGAGCAAGTAAGAATCCAAGACGGTGCAATACTTCCAGTAACAGACAATGATATAGACTTAGGTGCGTCAGGAACAGAGTTTAAAGACCTGTATCTTGACGGTACTGCACACGTAGATACACTTGATGTAGATGAGAATGCTGCAGTAGCAGGAACATTGGGTGTCACAGGCGTTGTAACGGCTAATGCAGGGGTAGTAGTCGATAATATAACCATTGATGGCACAGAGATTGACCTGTCCTCAGGAGACCTTACAATTGATGTGGCAGGGGATATAATACTAGACGCAGACGGTGGTGACTTTAAGTTTCAGGACGGTGGTACAGAGATACTCCGTATTACTAACTCTTCTAGTGATGTAATTATAAGACCAGTAGCTGATGCTAAAGATATTATCTTTCAACAGAGAGATGGAACAGAGGTTGCTAGGATTGAAGACAATGCGACATTTAATGTCGTTACAAGTAAGCTTGCAATAAACGGTACAGCAATAACATCTACTGCAGCTGAACTCAATATTCTTGATGGAGTCACCTCAACAGCTGCCGAATTGAATATACTTGATGGAGTCACAGCGACTGCAGCCGAGCTAAACATACTCGATGGTGTTACTAGCACTGCCGCAGAATTAAACATCTTAGATGGGGTTACAAGCACAGCGGCAGAGATAAACGTGCTTGATGGCATAACGGCTGTCGTGGGTGAACTCAACGCATTAGACCTTGGCTCTACGGCTGTAGGTACTGCCATAGCAAGTAAGGCTGTAATACTAGACTCTAACAAAGACTATACTGGTCTACGTAATGTAACAGCCACAGGCGAAGTATCTATGGGTACTCTAGATATAGGTGGAACTAATGTTACCTCAACTGCAGCAGAGTTAAATATTCTTGATGGTGTAACGGCAACTGCCGCTGAAATTAATACTCTTGATGGAGTGACAGCAGTAGTTGGAGAACTTAATGCACTAGACCTTGGAAGTACAGCCGTTGGTACAGCCATTGCATCTAAGGCTGTTATTTTAGATTCCAACAAAGACTACACAGGTATCAGAAACTTTACAATTACAGGTAACTTAACTGTAGGTGGCACACAGACAGTAGTAGACACTGTAACTATGAACGCACAGAATGCTATAGTCTTTGAGGGTGCTACAGCCGATGACCACGAGACTACACTAACTATTACAGACCCAACAGCCGACAGAACTATTAAGCTACCAAATCAGTCAGGTACACTACCAGTATTGGCTGCAGACAGTGACACAGCTATCACATCTACTCCTGCTGAGTTAAACTTATTAGATGGAGTTACAGCAACAACAGCAGAACTAAACATATTGGATGGAGTAACATCTACTGCTGCAGAAATAAATATAGTAGATGGCAATACTTCTGCTACTTCTACTACACTAGCTGACGCTGACAGAGTTGTTGTAAACGATAACGGAACAATGGTGCAGGTAGCACTGACTGACTTTGAGACATACTTTGAGTCAGCATTAGATACACTGTCAAATGTTACTACAGTGGGTGCATTGAACTCAGGTAGCATTACCTCTGGCTTTGGCACAATAGACACAGGCTCTTCTGCAATAACAACTACAGGTTTAATCACAGGTGGCTCACTTGATATAGACGATGTTGTTATCAATGGCTCTACAATAGGACATACAGATGATACAGACCTTATTACTGTAGCAAACGGTATTGCAACGGTGGCAGGTGAGTTATCTGTAACCACACTAGACATAGGTGGCACAAACGTCACATCAACTGCTGCTGAACTAAACGTATTAGATGGTATAGCATCTATAGACACAGATATAAGCTCAGTATCAGGTAGCGATGACACACTTGCGTCAGCCAAGGCAATTAAGACATATGTAGATGACAATAGAAATGTAACTGGATTAAATGCTACAGGTGCTGAACTTAATACTGTTGCTGATAATTCTGCTATAAGTGTAGACACAAGTACAGCCGTTGCCAATAACGATGGTATGCTTATGTTTGATACCTCAGCTACTGCTGCAAAGTATTTTGATGTAGACTTAGTAGACACTTACTTTGCAGGTACAACTAAGACACTAACAAACAAGACTCTTACTGCTCCTAAGTTTGCAGATGGTGGGTTTATTGCTGACGCTAACGGCAATGAACTTATTATGTTACAGACAGCATCTTCTGCAGTCAATCAATTAGAAGTTACAAACTCTGCTACAGGTGGTTCAGTAGTAGTGGGAGCGTCAGGAGATGACTCTAACATAGATATTGATATTTCTCCTAAAGGTACAGGAGAAGTAAACATAGCTGCAGCTAACTTAAACTATGCAGGAACAGCAATAACTGCAACAGGTGCAGAATTAAACTTGACAGATGGTTCATCTTCTGGTACAATAGTAAACAGTAAAGCCGTAATCTACGGTAGCTCAGGTGAAGTAAATGCTACTACGCTACAAATAGCAGGTACATCTATTACAGCAAGTGCTGCAGATATTAATCTTATAGATGGGATTACAAACGGAACAGTAATAGCAAGTAAAGCTATTATAACAGATTCAAACAAAGATATCAGTGGTGGTAGAAATATTACCATTAGTGGCGAACTAGATGCTGCCACACTCGATATATCAGGTGATGCCGACATTGACGGTACACTTGAAGCAGACGCAATAACAGTAAATGGAACAGCACTAGCTACAGTTATAGCTAACGAAGCCACGGCATTAGCCATCGCCTTGGGTTGATATAGGAGAGAAACATGGCAAATACATTTAAGGTTGTAAATTTTGCAGCAGAGCCAAACGCAAGTGGGACTCCGTATGTAATGTATACAGCAGCAAGTAGTACAACAACAGTTATATTAGGGTTGATACTTAGTAACATACATACCTCACAAGTTACAGCAACAGTAAGATTAGTGAGTGACACGGCAAATAGAGCAGTGACCAACAATACAGCAAACGGTACAAGTATTATAATAAAGGATGCACCCATACCTGTGGGTAGTTCATTAGAACTCATGGCAGGAAACAAGGTGGTGCTAGAAACTACTGACCAGATTACGATAGACTGTTCTGTCGCAGATAAACTGTCAGGTACA